AAAGGCCGATAAGGGCAAATCTTTTAAAAAGGGTGGCGATATGAAAATGAAAGAAACAATGGGTCCACGCAATATGTCGAAAGACGTAGAAGCTGGTTCAAACAAGCATGGCAAATTTGGTCAATCTAAGTTACAAAAGCGCGGTTTAACCCGTGGCATGAACTTAGGTGATTCTGGCAAGACCGAGCCAATTGAGTCTGAAAAGAACATGAAGTCTTTTGAGTCCTCAATGAAAAAAGGCGGCAAGGTTAAAAAAATGGCTGCTGGTGGAATGACTAAGTTCCCAGTAGAAAAGGGAATTATGGCTCCATCCAAACAGGGTACTAAACCACATGGAGAGCATCCAGACCAAGAGCGTGGTCACACACGCGGCACCAATGTAAAAATGAGCGGTAACATCATTGGCGATGGTCCTTTGGTTAACACGAAGAAAAAAGGTGGCACTGTTAAGAAGATGGCTTCTGGCGGTACTGCATCATCCCGTGCTGATGGTATTGCACAAAAGGGAAAAACCCGCGGTAAATATTGCTAATAAAGGAAATATTATGAAAATGGATCACCCACCAATCTCTAAAGATATGCAAGCTGAAGAGCATATGATTCACCCAGAGCATATTGAAAAACATCATGGCGGCGACGGACACGTTCAACACCACGAACATTTCAAGAAACACGCTGCTGGTCACAAATTGCACCACGAACACGTTAAGGCAATGTGTGGCGGTGGCTATGCTAAGGGCAAGAAGTAATGATGGCGAGTCGCGGAATGGGTGCAGTAAGCCCTTCCAAAATGCCCAAGAAAAAGGTTATTCATCGTACGGATAATCCGAATGATGTTGACCTTTTTGCTAAAGGTGGCAAGGTTGGTTTGTATGCCAACATCCATAAAAAGCAGGCTCGTATAGCAGCTGGATCTGGTGAACATATGAGAAAGCCCGGTAGTAAGGGCGCTCCAACTAAAGATGCATTTATTCAGTCTGCTAAAACAGCGAAGAAAAAATAATGGCATATACCAGTGGTAATTCAACATTTAACCTTGACCTCACTGAGCTTGTAGAAGAAGCCTTTGAGCGTTGTGGCTCGCAGTTACGCACTGGATATGACCTTCGCACTGCAAAGCGGTCTATCAACCTATTAACAATTGAATGGGCTAACCGCGGTATCAATTTTTGGACTGTAGAAGAAATTTCTATTCCGTTAGTATATGGCCAAGCTATATACCCAGTCGGTGCAGATACTATTGATATCCTAGATTTGGTTACTCGCACTAATAACTCTAGCGCCGCCAATCAGCAGGATATCAACCTAAATCGTATTTCTGAATCTACTTATTCTACGATCCCTAATAAGTTGACCTATGGTCGTCCAATTCAAGTTTGGTACAACCGTCAAACTGGCAATTCCAATATCTATACTGGCGTAACTTTGGCGGCTACTTTGACCCCATCAGCCACCACAATTACCCTCAGCTCGACCTTTAATATGCGTTCTACTGGATTTATCCAGATTGATAGCGAGATCATTGGTTATGTCAATATTTCAGGAAACCAGCTTTTAAACTGCTACCGCGGACAGTACAATACTACAGCAGCGTCACATAGCGTCGGAGCGGCGATTTACGACCAGCAATTACCCAGCTTGGCAGTATGGCCTACCCCCGATAATGGAACGCCTTATACGCTCGTTTATTGGCGTATGAGAAGGGTTCAGGATTCAGGTACTGGTGTATATGTTCAAGATATACCATTTAGATGGATTACCTGTTTGGTAGCTGGATTAGCTTATTACTTGTCTATGAAACTACCCGGCATGGACATTCAGCGCGCTGCTGGCTTAAAAATGGAATATATGGAACAGTTGCAACAAGCAATTGAAGAAGATAGAGAAGATGTATCAATTAGATTTGTACCGCGCAACTTGTTTTACGCGAGGTAAGTATGCCAACTAAGTATGCTAGTGGCAAACACAGTATTGCGGAATGTGACAGATGTGGTCAACGATATAAGCTGGTTGAGTTAAAAAAGCTAACCATCAAGACCAAATTAGTCAGCATTAAGGTTTGTCCTGAGTGTTGGGATCCAGATCAGCCACAGCTACAACTTGGCTTGTATCCAGTAAATGATCCTCAAGCAGTTCGGGAGCCAAGACCTGATATTAGTTATTACGCATCTGGTCCGAGTGGATTGCAGACGCAACAAGGCGGTGGTAACAGCCCTCAACAAGCTGGTTATCCTGAAGGCGGTAGTAGAGTTATACAGTGGGGCTGGTATCCTGTAGGGGGTTCTAGCGGCATAGACAGAAACCTTACCCCCAATTATTTAGTAGGAAAAGGCAACATTAATTCAGTAACAATTACGACAACGTAGGAGTAAAAAATGGCAAAGATGGAAAAAGAATCAACAAAAGCAGATATGAAAATGGACAAAATGATCGCTGATAAAGAGATCAAGAAAGCCATGAAAGAACATGATGCTCAAGAGCATCCCGGCAAGCATACCAAGCTCAAGCTTAAAAAGGGCGGCATGGATGTTAAGAAAATGGCTAAGGGCGGTGTAACCCAGTCTAATCTACGCAGCATGGGCCGTAATATGGCTCGCGTTGCTAACCAGAAATCTAGCTCAAGAGGTCGTTAATATGGCAACCGCAAAGAATGTAAAACCTACTACCAAGAATAGCCCAGCTATTAAAACTGGTAAGGCTCCCTATGACCATCCAGCAAGCGATTATGCCCGTCCACACACGATGGCTGGCAAAATCATAGATGGCAATGAAGTAATGGAAATGGGCGACTATGCAACTGAGAAGTCAGCAAAGACCGCTAATATCAAAGACCCACTACCAGCAAGCGCAGTAAGCTGGGGTAAAGGCACAACCAAAGAAGACGGACAAGAAACCCGTGGAAATGGTGCAGCTACTAAGGGTCGTATTGCTCGTGGACCAATGGCGTAATAAATGAACTACGAAACGTTATATAACAATATTCAGACCTATGCCCAGACGTCAGAAACGATGTTTGTGGCAAACATTCCATTTTTTGTGGAGCAGGCTGAAACCCGTATATATAACGCCGTTCAAATTCCATCACTGCGTAAAAATGTTACAGGTAATTTGACGACTGGAAACCAGTATTTAACTTTGCCGTTTGACTGGTTGGCCACTTATTCTATTGCTGTTATTGATAGTAGCGGTAATTACACTTATCTACTTAACAAAGATGTTAACTTTATCCGCGAAGCATACCCTAACAATGGCACAAGTTCTTGGTCTTTACCTAAGTATTACGCTATTTTTGGCAGCTCTACTAACAATGTCAATGAATTAACTGCTATTGTTGGACCAACCCCAGATAGTTCATATAACGCAGAATTGCATTATTTTTACTATCCAGTGTCTATTGTACAGGGTGTTGTTGCGGTTTTAAACTCAACATTTACAGCAGGAACTCTATACAGCCCCGGACTTTACCAAAATGTTCCTTTGACTGGGGGATCAGGATCCGGTGCTACTGCGGATATTTTGATTAACGCATCTGGCAACGTTGCCACGTGTACTCTGCAAAATGGCGGAAGCTTTTATCAGGCCTCTGATATTTTAGGCATTTCTGCGTCTTCTGTTGGCGGCACTGGATCTGGTTTTTCCATAGGAATTGCACAGCTTAATAACCCATCTGGCACTAGCTGGTTGGGAGATAATTACGATCCAGTGTTATTTTATGGCGCTATGCGAGAAGCCATGCTTTTTCAAAAACAAGAGCAGGACATTATTAAATATTACGAAGACAAGTTCCAAGAAGCACTTTCTGAAATTAAACGCCTTGGCGATGGTCTTGAGCGCGGTGATGCTTATCGCGATGGTCAAACTAAACTTATGGTTAAAACCTAATGCCTATTGTTCAGGGTCAAACTACTTTATTTAAAGCCAATATTTTGTCTGGCTTGGAGAACTTTACCCTAACTTCTCCATATACCTACAAAATAGCTCTTTATAACGGTAATGCTAATTTAAACAATACCACTACCGCCTACACTACATCCAATGAAATTACTGGTATAGGCTATACAGCTGGTGGGCAGGCGCTAACCATATCTAATCCTCCTACCCAAGATACGACCAATAATACGGCCTATATATCGTTTAATAATGTTACTTGGTCTGGAAGCCTTTCCGCAAATGGGGCGTTAGTTTATAATAGCACCACTGGGGCGGCGTGTTTTATTTTGAATTTTGGTAGCACTATTACCAGCTCAAATACGTTCACCGTTACGTTCCCAACGGCAACATCAACAACAGCAGTACTGACAATTAGTTAAGGAGTTTTATATGGAAAAAGCAAAATTTGGAGATATCAGTACCGCTGCGGTTACTCGTAATGCTGCGTCTGATAACTCTGTTGGGTTTGAAGGATACTATGATGTAGTATGCTACGATGCACAAGGCAATATCAAATGGGAAGACAGAGCGCCAAACTTGGTGACTGCTGTTGGAAAAAATGCTCTATTTGATTATTATTTTGGCGCAACTGGCACTAGCGGTGGTACTTCTTCTGGCGCTAACTATCTTGGATTAGTAGGCAGCGCATCTGCTACAGCCAACTATTTCCCATCAGATACTATTTCTAGCCACGCTGGTTGGCAAGAAGTTGGTGGCGCTAATGCCCCTGCATATTCTGGTAGCCGTCAATCTCCAAACTGGACAGCCGCTACAAATAACGGATCTGCTGCTGGTAGCAACATTAGCTCTAAAGCTGCATCTGCTTTGACATTTACATTTACAAGTGGTGGTACTGTATTTGGTTGCTTTATTAACTCTGGCGCAACTGCATCTGCAACTGTAGGTTCAACCACTGGTGTTTTATACAGTGCTGGTTCATTTACCGCAGGAAGCAAAATTGTATCCAGTGGTGACTCATTGGCAGTAACTTATACCACTACCGCAACGTCTTAATTTAGGAGCCAATTATGGCTTTAGTATTAGCTGATAGAGTACAGGAAACAACGACCAGTACAGGGACAGGCTCAGTCATATTGGCTGGGGCTGT